AACGCTTGAAGAAGCTGGTGAATTGGTAGCTGCTATTGAGGCCAATGACCGTGCAGAGATTGCTGATGCTATTGGTGATGTAGTGGTCACCTTGGTCAACGTAGCAGTACTGACAGACATGGACATCAGACAGTGTTTCTACAAGGCCTACAAAGTCATTGAACACCGTAAGGGTCACATGAACAAAGATGGTCAGTTCGTAAAGGAGTCGAGATGCTGTGTGATGAATGCGAAACGGTAACCACTTGTTTAAAAGCCGGATGCAGAACAAAAATTCCCTTGTCTGCCCTTAATAAACAAGTATCGGGCAATCACTACAAAGACAAAGGCATCCAGCCCATTGTCTACATCCATGCCAACAACCTTGGATTTTGTGAAGGCAACGTAGTGAAATACGTCACTCGGTGGAGAGAAAAAGGTGGTGAGGCTGATCTACGAAAAGCCATTCATTACCTTGAGTTGCTTATTCAGCTAGAAACAAAGCCTTCTCAGCCAAGCGGCGTTTAACGAGTCCTGGCAGTACCTTGCCACCACCCTTCGTCCAAGCCATAAAAGCCTCAGCAGCACCCTCCCAATCGCCTCTATTAGCCTTCATACGGATGGTAGAGCGTTGGAGGTTGCCTAGACCAGCATTGAAGGCAAAGCTGACCAGAGCGTCAAAGCTGCCTTGACGGCCAACACAGCCGGGAACAAGTCGTAGAACACCACGTTCAAAAGTTGCGACATCTTTGCTGAAGAGATCATCAATTTCTTGTTTGGTCCAGACACGGTTGTCCTCCGTCTTGAGTGGATACTTTCTACGAATCAAAACATCTTGCTTGTCAGGTGTTCTGATAACAGGCAAACGGATCTGCTCTTGGTACAAAACATGGCCGTAACCAATGGTCCAAATGTCTGCTGGGCAAAGGTAAGGTTTGTTTCTGAATCCCTCATACTTATGCATGAGGTCCAGACCAGCTTTGCTTAACTTCACTTCTTGGCCCAATTGCGTGAACCAAACCAAAACCCAATAATGCCTCCAAGCATTGCCATCTCATCACTGGAGAAAATCAGGTCAGAGTATTTGATGACATCGTCAATGTTCTGGATCAAGCCAGGATGTTTGTACAGATACCAAGCCATGAAAGCATTGATTGCAACCAACTCCAAGACAAAGATGTATGTCACTGTAGGACGAACAGTACCCACATAACTGGCTACCCATTTACTGGCCCTCTCAAGCACCTTCTCATCGTGTTTGAGAGCAGCCTCAATCATCTGTGCTTCAGACTGCATGGCAACTTGTTCGGTGCGAATCTCTTCAACACGAGCCTGAGCAGCAAACCCAGCAGCAGCCAAGGCCAATTCACGTTCGGTCTGAACACGAGCTAAGGCAAGCTCATGACGCTGATCAGCCTTGTTCTGAAAGTGTTCAAGCAGCTTTGGTAGGCCAGAAATTAAAAGGCCCCCTAGGGTCGAAATGAGAGATAGCATTTATGCGCTCCTTGCGTCCATGACAATGTAGACCCCAAAGCCTACCAAAAGAAAAATCAGTATTACGCCACCGACCACGATAAGAATTTCAACAAGTTCTTCACGTTCTTGCTTAGCCCTCAATGCACGGTCACGAGCAAGTTGTTGGTCAATCTTGTCTTGCTTATTCATCTCAGCAACACGGGCCATGATGGAATTCCATACGTCCATGTTGTTGGGGAAAAATAGTCCTTTGACTTGTTCCTCAAAGTCCCTTTGCGCCTTGAGATCAAGCTCAATTTGAATGGCTTTACCCATGTTGGAGCCACCACTGCTTTTGGCTTGGTCTAGTGCCTTGGTGACCTCATGCTTTTGCTCAAAGTATTTGCCAAGCAATGGGCCAAGACTTCGCACATCATCCACTGTTCCTGACACTTCTTTGATCATGGAAACTGTTTTTTGAACAGCCGCCATTCCAGCAAGCGCCAATGTAATCGGGTCCATTACAGCAGTACCTCAATAAATATTTTGGCGCACCAAACGATAAGGCCAACAACAAGGGCCGCAGCAATGAAGCTAACGGCCCAATCTTTCATTTGAAATGATCCTTAACTGTTTGCCAGTAAATAGCAACAGCAACACACAAACTACCAACGTAGAGGATTGGTTTGGCAAGCTTACCTAGTGTTTCAAGGACTAGAAAAGCACCAGACGCCGCCTGGAACGCAGCAACCACACCTTGAGTGTTCTGGTCAATACGGTCCACTTTCTCTTCAACGAGCATGAGCCGAGCATAAATTTCAGCATGAGAGACTTCTTTGTCCATGATTTATCTCTGATAAGCAGATGGGGGAGCGATACCACGACCAGCACCGACTTTACGTTCATATTCCAAAGCTTGCCGTTGTTTGACAGCAAGTGGTGATTGAGCGTAAGGGCTTCCGAGCAACATAGCCTGAGCCATGCTAGGAGGCATGTCGGAACCAGCGCCAGCACCAGACATCATGAAGCCGGGAGGTAGGACAGCCTCAAGCAAGTTAGCCCCTGCCATGCCACGTTGACCGGGTGTATCTGCCTTTGCAAGGTCACTGATAGCCATCAAAGCACCAACAGTACCTGCTACTCGTACAGGCTTAGTGCCAGCAGAGGTTTTCTTGGTGATGCCGGGAGTAATCTCAGCAGGTGGCAAACCAGCAGCAATTGTTTCAGCACGAGTAGCTCTGCCTAACAAACGATTGATGTCTTTGGACTCTTGGATGGCCTGTTCGTTTGTCAGTGGGAAAGGTCGATCAGTAAACGCCTTGGTGTACTCGGCTTGACCAATGTTCTGACGGGGTGTGTCAATGTATTGAGCGCCTGGAACAAAAGCATAACCACGAGGAACAGCATTGATGTCTGCGTATTCGGTTTTCAGTTTAGGCTGGCCACTCTTGTTCAGCGTAGCTTCTGGACCCATACCAGCAAAGGCAGGTTTGCCAGTGCCAGTACGCAAGTCTTGAGGTGGTGCAACAGGAGCCGGAGCAGCAGTGGGAGGCTTGGCCGCTTCAACAGGTTGAGCAGGCGTCTCCTGAATCATCTCTTTCACAGTGTCAGTAACGATACTGGTCACAGGAGAGTTAGGTTGAGCAGAAGGTGTTGGTGCAGGGGCATCAACAGGAGCGGCCGTGATCGGTGTAGACACAGGCATCTCAGGTGCTACAGGCTTCAATTGAGCAGCACGAGCCTGAATGTCTTCAGGTGTCAGGTTGGTTTGTTGTGGCAATGATGGCTTGACAGGCTCAAGAGGCTGAACAGGCTCAGGAGACATTGTTGGGTCAATCCTTGGACCTTGTGGAGCTTCTGGCTTACCCATTCCACCCATTAACTTTTCTGCGCCATATGCAGCAGCACCAAGCACAGCAAGGCCAGCAGGGAGATGCCACCAATCATTACCAAGACGCTCTTGGATTTGATCTAACGAGCCAAGCTTAAATTCACCATCTTCTTTTTGAAATGGGTCAGACTTTTCAGAAGGGCCCGTCTGAAACTTAATCTCGTTTTCAATCTCAGCGTTAGAAATGCCAGCAGCTTTTGCCGCTTTGCGATATCCCTCAACATCAAATGCCGCCATTGTTATCTCCCGCCAAATTGTTTTGCAAGATCACGAGCTGATGGACCTTTTGAAGGAACTTCAGGATTCTTGATAGAACGACCACGAATAGACTTCGGCTCTTCTTTAGGTGCGCCACCAATTCCAAGGCCAATGCCAAAGTCAGCAGGAGTTTCACCTGTTGCTGGGCGGCTTTGTGCTGGTCTACGCAAGATCTCACGATTCTTGTCTGCAAACTCTTGACGCAAATCCCTGAAAATCTGTGTACGAGCAAAAGCACTTTCAAGTTCACCAGCACTAGGAACCTGAGACTTGTCCTTAAATTTGGCAAGCTGTTGCTTACGCCAATCAGCAAATACCTGTGTGGCTTGTTGATTGAATTCACCAATCAATGCGGATGCTTCACCACGCACAAACTCATCGCCAAGCTGATAAGTTTTGGGGTTGATCAGGAAAGGCAAAGTGCCATGCTTGGCAGACAACTCAAGCTGTGTTCTTTCAGCAGTTTGTTGAAGGTCAAGAATCCGGCCAATGTTTTTCATCTCTGCTTCAGACAATCCTTTAAACACTTCAGAACGAATAAAGTCATCTTTGGATTGAGTGAAGTTCCTGTCAAACTGAGTTCCGCTTGTCAGAGTGTTTTGAGCCTGATCAAGGTCAGACTTTGTAACATTCTCGCCTGATTTGTTGGTCACAGAGCCATCTGCACCAACACGGAAGCCAAGCCTGTCAAGAACAGCATTCAATGACTTTTGCTGCATCTCAGACAAGGAGACATTCTTGTTGTCCACCTTTTGACGCAAAGCATTCAAGCCTTCGGATACTGTTTGCGAATAACCAAGAGATCTGTTGGTAAAAGCGCCAATAGCCTTACGCTGCTCTGCACTCAAATCAGCGCCAGCAAGGTTTTGCAGACGTTGACGCATTTCGCCATAAACTTGATTCAGTTCAGGAGCCTTTGCTTCATAAGCAGAAGTGGCTGCATTTGCTGCGTTTAAGGCCTGAGTGTTGAATGCTGATGTTGCTTTCTTTTCTTGGTAACCAATTGCTTCTTGCAAAGATGGAACAAAGCCACCTCGGGCGGCAACTTCTTCACGGGTCAATTGTTGACCAGTGTTGGCATCAACAGCCTTTAGGGTTGTGCCAAGTTCATTCTTTGTTTTCTCAATTGGGTTGCCTTGATTGTCGTAAACAATCTCTTTCTTTTCAGTGCCACCAGTGACAAACAAACGCCAGTTGGGATTGCCAATCAGCATCTCAACAAACGCCCTCATTTTTTGAGGTTTGTCAGCCATGTAGTCAATGGTCTTGGCTGTAGCAATACGGCCTTCTGGAGTGGTAGGACCACCCTTGTCCATTACAGGCTTGATGTCTTTTTCAAAGTCAGCCAAGTTTCTCTGCATGATTTCAGCAGAACGCTTAACAACAGGCTCAAGTTCAGTACCTTTGACTCGGCTTGTCAAAGAGTACATGGAGACAGGATCACCCTTGGATGCAGCATCTTCATACATAGATGCAACGTCAAAAGTCTCTGGCGTAACTGGAGCAACAGCACCACCAACAGGCACTGGGTTGTTTGCGTCAGGAGGCGCTACTGGAGCAGCCATTTCTGGCGTTTGCATTGGTACTGGAGTCATTTTTTGAGTCCCCAAAAATTATCAACTAACCCATCCCCGTCAAGGTCTTGACCTTGTGCTGGGGTACTGGGCATACCAATTTGAGGCAATGTCAAAGTTGGCATTTGAAAAGATCCTGGCGCAATTCCAACTCCACTGGCATTTGGATTGATGCCAACAGGAGGAGCAACAGGTGCAGAGATTCCTTGACCCATTGGAGGGGCAGCAATAGGCTGTTCTGGAGCTTGCCCACCACCAGCCAAAGCAATCCCTAGCAAGTTAAGCAGAGGGCTTTGACCGCCTTTGAGAGTTTGAGTTATGGATGGCGCACTTTGCCAACTCATAAACTCATTGCCTAGATTGGCAAAAGGATCTTTTGTAGCCATGATGTCGCCTTACAAACGGATGCCAGAACTCTTGCCACGAGATTCCGAACCTTGAGTTCCTTGGAAGCTTGGGGTTGTGGATGCCTGTGGTGTACCGTAAATGATGGATGCATACTTGGACAGCACATCCTGTGGCGCACCAGCAAAGCCAATACGACTTGCAGCAGACTGTTGAGCAGCAGACAAGCCCTGTTGACCAGCACCAAGCAAGGATTCAGCAGCACGTTGACGCTGACTCTCAATGCCAGCAGAGGTCTGAGCAGCAACAGAACCCATACGTTGCTCACCAAGAGAGGCAAGGTTACGGGATGCCAAAGCCTGACGGGATGAACCCATACCACCAGCACCACCAAACAATGCAGCTTGTTGGCCCATTTGCTCACGAATCTCTTCACGAGCAGGTTGCAGCGATGCTTGGATCTGCTGATTCTTGTATTCAGGGCTAAACAGGTTTGACAGGCTGTTAAGGCCTTGTACGTATGACTGAGCGCCAGCTTGCTCTTGCAAAGCACCAGCACGACCCGATACGCCCAATGCTGTATTGGCAACATCGGTTACGGCAGGGTTTACTTGTCCGTAGACATCCCCAGCCATGCCCAGTGTTTTTTGATACGCAGGGAACGCTGTGCC